TCAAAATACGTATGGTGGGTTGCACATCCAGCAACAGCAAACCTAAGTTCTGGTACTGCATGGGGTTCTACTGCTAACGCTTCTTCATTCAAAACAACAACAGCAAACGTAGAATACTCACTGTCAAATGGTGCAGATGGTTCAGCAGGTACATCACAAATTACAACCGCATGGGACCTGTTTAAGAATGCAGAAGCAGTTGATGTATCATTGCTCGTAACTGGTACAGGTAACAGCACAATTGCTACACACGTTATCAGCAATATTGCAGAAACACGTAAAGACTGTGTTGCATTTATTTCACCAGAAAAATCTGACGTTGTTGATAATTCTGGTACTGAAGCAACTGATGTTACAGCATTCCGTGATGCATTGACATCATCTTCATATGCAGTAATCGATTCAGGTTACAAGTACCAATACGACAAGTACAATGATGTTTACCGTTGGATACCACTGAACGGTGACATTGCTGGTTTGTGTGTACGTACAGATAACGAACGTGATCCATGGTTCTCACCTGGTGGTATGAATCGTGGTGTCATTAAGAACGTAATCAAACTTGCGTGGAATCCAACTAAAGCAGAGCGTGATACACTGTATCTCAAAGGTGTTAACCCTGTTGTTTCTTTCCCAGGTGAAGGCACTGTTCTTTATGGCGACAAAACAATGCTTGCAAAACCAAGTGCATTTGACCGTATTAATGTTCGTCGTTTGTTTATCACAATTGAAAAAGCAATTGCACGTGCAGCACGTTTCTCTCTGTTTGAATTCAACGATCAGTTCACACGTGCCCAGTTTGTCGCTCTTGTAGAACCATATCTGCGTGATGTTCAAGGTCGTCGTGGTATCACAGACTTCCGTGTAGTCTGCGATGACACTAATAACACAGCAGAAATTATTGACCGTAATGAATTTGTTGGTGACATTTACATCAAACCTGCTCGTTCTATCAACTTCATTCAACTTAACTTCGTGGCAGTACGCACAGGCGTAAGTTTCAATGAGGTAGTAGGTTCAGTCTAAATAAAAGAGAAACAGGAGAAAATTAAATGGCATTTAACGTAAATCAGTTCCGTTCACAATTAACAGGTGACGGTGCCCGCCCAAATCTATTTGAGGTAAGTATGCCGTTTCCTGCGTTCTCAATACCAGGAAACGCACAAACAAAAATGACGTTCATGTGTAAGACAGCACAACTTCCAGGTTCAACTCTGGGTGTTGTGCCTGTACAATACTTTGGCCGTGAATTAAAGTTTGTGGGTAATCGTACTTTTGCTGATTGGACAGTAACAATCATCAACGATGAAGACTTTATTGTTCGCAATGCATTTGAACGTTGGATGAATGGCATCAATAGCCACAATCTAAACGTTCGCAATCCAGTTGCAACTACACCATTAGGCTACACACAAGATGGTGAAGTTACGCAATTTGGTAAAGCGGGTAATACTATCAAAAAATATAAATTTGTAGGAATGTTCCCTTCTGACATCACTCCAATTGATGTTGATTGGGGTTCAAATGATACGATTGAAGAGTTTTCTGTAACGCTAACCTACCAGTGGTGGGAAGCAGTTGCAGACGGTGTGGTCTAAGAGTAGGGCAAATGCCCTACTTTTTAATATAGGATGATTTTTAATGGCAATTAAACTTTTCGGCTTTACAATAGGCTCGAAGGATGTCGTTAAGGCTGAAAAGCCTGAGCAGGCATCCTTTGCGTTGCCTTCCGCAACCGTAGATGATGGTGCGGTTACCGTTACGCAAAATGCGTATTACGGTACATATGTTGATCTTGAAGGTTCTGTTCGCAACGAAATAGAACTTATCACACGATATCGTGAGATGTCAAATCACCCAGAATGTCAAATGGCCATTGATGAAATCGTCAATGAAGCCATTACACATGATGATCAGGGCAAAGTAGTTGACATCGTGCTTGACAATCTAAAACAACCTGAAACAATCAAAAAGAAAATTATTGAAGAGTTCAACAATGTATTGAAGATGTTGAACTTTAGTAATTTGGCCGATGATGTTTTCAAACGTTGGTATATTGATGGTCGTGTTTTTTACCATATCGTAGTCAACGACAAGAATCCTAAAGAAGGTATTCAAGAACTTAGATACATTGATCCACGCAAGATTCGTAAGGTGCGTGAGATTAAAAAAGATCGTGATCCAAAAACTGGAGCAATGATTGTTGTATCGGTTGCTGAATACTATGTCTACAATGATCGTGGTACCACGACACAGACATTTACATCAAATGTAGGTCAAGGTATTCGTATTGCACCAGATTCAATCATCAATGTGAATTCTGGTTTGATGGATGCTAAGAATACATTTGTTATTTCATATCTACACAAAGCAATCAAGCCACTCAATCAATTAAGAATGATTGAAGATGCGATTGTCATCTACCGTATTTCAAGAGCACCAGAACGCCGTATATTCTACATTGACGTTGGTAACTTACCACGTGGTAAAGCAGAGCAATATCTGCGTGACATCATGGTTAAGTATCGTAACAAATTGGTTTACGATGCCAACACAGGTGAGATTCGTGACGAACGTAAGCACATGTCTATGTTAGAAGATTTCTGGTTACCCCGCCGTGAAGGTGGTAAAGGTACAGAAATTACCACATTACCTGCTGGTCAAAACTTAGGTGAACTAGAAGACGTAAAATATTTCCAAAAGAAACTTTTACAATCTCTAAACGTACCATATTCAAGACTTGAATCACAAGAAGGTGGTTTAGCAGGTCTTGGTCGTTCACAAGAAGTAACACGTGACGAATTAAAGTTTGCCAAGTTCGTTATTCGTTTGCGTAATAAGTTCTCACAAATCTTTGACGAAGCATTGAAAGTACAATTGGTACTTAAAGGCATTTGTACACGTGAAGAATGGGAAAAATTTAAAGAAGATATCTATTACGACTTCCGTAAAGATAATAACTTTACAGAACTTCGTGAAGCAGAACTGTTACAGAATCGTCTGCAAATGGTAAGTTTAGTTGATCCATTTGTTGGTCGATACTTCTCCAACAATTATGTAATGAACAAAGTTCTCATGATGACGGATGAAGAAATTGAATCAATGCACCAAGAGATTCAAAAAGAAAAAGATACTTTACCTGATGACATGCAAGGTCCTGTATTAGGTGGTCCACCACAAGGTGCCGCACCACAAGCAGAACCAGAAGATAACACGGTAGAAAACACCGAAGAAGAAGAGTCATTGACACCTGGTTTAGATGATGAAGTTAGTAAATCGGTTGTCAGTATAAATAATAGACGCAGATAAGGAAGATTAATATGCAAATCCAAGAAATTATCAATCAAATTGCTGCTGGTGATAGTGCCGCAGCGAAAGAGAGTATAGAAAATGTTTTATCCGCAAAAGCGTTCGATGCGCTCCAAGGCCGTAAGCAAGAAATGGCTGCTACTCTTTTTGGCGGGCAAGAGCAAAGTCACGAAGAAGTTACCGACGATGAAGAAGAAATGAGTGAAGGTGTTGTTGGTCGGGCTGTTCGTGGTGTTGGTCGGGCTGCTGGAACCGCAGTAGGTGTTGCTGCTGGGACCGCAGGGGCAATTCATGGTGCTGGTAAAGCCGTAAAAACAGTATACAAAAAATCAAGAGATGATTCTGAGTCTCATGTAGCATCAACTTTTAATTAATAAAATTGATGAAATCATTACTGGAATTTAAATCTATTGTTGAAGAGGAGAAGTCGGACTATTCAAAGTTCGATGCACTTGTTCGTGCTGGTTTAGCCAACAAAGCACAACTGCAACGCATTCACAAAATCTTAGACAAGATGGGTGAAGAACGACCAGTATTCAATAATGCTGATCGTGAAATCATGCGTAATCTTTTCAATCGTATGATAGATTTGGTTTCAAGTAAACAGATTTACGGTAAAGCAAGACAAGCAGTTCGTGAAGAAGTAGAATTGAATGAAGCACGTATGGATACACCATTGGTACCAGACCCACCAGTGGTTTTGGTAATCAAACGTAAAGCGGTAAGATTGTATCCAGACGGCACACGTATTGCTCTGTATTGGAGTGATAAAATAAAAAGAGCATTTAGTATTCCTTATGGTCCAATGGTTGATGCTCCAGTTCAAGCAGAAGAATATATTAAAGAATTAGTAGAAGCAGAAGAGTTGTTGTTAAATGACGGCAATGCAATCTCTCTAAACGAAGAAACAAAACAACAAATTATAAACACATACGGACAGTTAGAAGAAGACAGTAAAGAATATTTCTGGC